ATGGGATGGCCCATAGAACTGATGCCAAAGCGTTCACGTGAACTGTCTGCGATCGAGGTCGGACGCCTTCGCTCCGAAGGCGCCCACGCTGTGGGCGGAGTACAGGGCCTGTATCTTCACATCGTCGGCGGGTCGAGGTCGTGGGTGCTGCGCTACGTGATCAGTGCGCGGCGGCGGCGCATGGGCTTGGGAAGCTTCCCCGCAGTGCCGCTCGCGCAGGCAAAGGAACGGGCGAGGGAGGCACACAAATTGATCGACCAGGGTGTCGACCCCATCGATGCCCGTGACGCTCTAAAAAAGGCCGCGGCGGCTTCTCGAGCCCGAGCGCTGACGTTCAAGGTGGCGTGCGAGCGCTTCATTGCCGTCAAGGAATCTGAGTGGCGTAACCCGAAGCATCGGGATCAATGGGAGAACACGCTCGAAACCTATGCCGAACCGATCATTGGACACCTTGATGTGTCAGCCATCGGACAAGACGAGGTGCTGCGCGTGCTCGACCCAATCTGGCGCACGAAGACAGAGACGGCGAGCCGCCTGCGGGGGCGCATCGAGCAGGTGCTTGATTGGGCGAAGACAAGAGGACATCGGACAGGTGAGAACCCCGCAAGTTGGCGCGGCCACCTGGACAAGCTGCTGCCTAAGCCCGAAAAAATCGCCAAGGTGAAGCACCACCCCGCCGTGCCGCTCGCCCACGTGTTGATAGCCGTCGACGCGATCAAGGCTGTCGAGGGAGTTAGCGCTCGAGCCCTTTTGTTCCAAGTGCTGACCGCAGGGCGTTCAGGGGAAATCCGAGGTGCACGCTGGGCAGAATTTGACTTCGGCGCCGCGCTTTGGGATGTCCCGGAAACACGCATGAAGGGGAAACGACCTCATCGGGTGCCGTTGTCGACGCAAGCGATCGCCCTTCTCGAATCGATGCCGCGCTACGAGGAGACCGATCTGGTGTTTCCTGGCCGGAAGTTGCAACAGCTGTCGGACATGTCGTTGACGGCATGCATGCGCAGGCTGGATTTTCGCGATGCGACCGACCGGGTATGCGTGCCTCACGGTTGGCGATCCACCTTTCGAGACTGGGCTGCCGAGCACACCCACTATCCCCCCGAGATGGCCGAAATGGCCTTGGCGCATGCCATTGAAAGCAAGGTGGAGGCGGCATATCGGCGCGGCGACATGCTCGCCAAGCGAGCCGCGATGATGCAGGATTGGGCCGACTACTGCATCCCGTCGCCGATGCCACCGAAGCCCAAAGACGCTTAGCTGTCGGAGGGCGCATTCGGGTCGGCTACCGGGCGCGCAGTGAGCCATGTGTCGATCTCGACCGCGACCCAACCCACCGCGCGGGGCCCGAGCTGGCGAGGCCGGGGAAAGCCTTCGGTGGTCATCCATCGACGCAAAGTGGTTTCCGAAATCCCACACTTCTCGAGCACCGTTTTCTTCCGGTAGATCAGCGGTGCTGCGCCGCTTTGGAATCGCAGAGCGGGGTGGGTGACAGCCTTCATGCCTGCACCTCCGGCACGTCGAAGAACTGCAGCCGCCCCTTCCACTCCCGGAAGGGCAGCGGCTTGGCATCGCGCAGCACAAAGCCGTGCGGCCCCATGAACCACGGCGAATCGCTGAGGTCGACGCAATCGACGATGTGGGCTTCGCCGACGATGCCGCCGCGGGGCAAATCCTCGTAGGCGGGGATCTGACCGATGTCCATCACGTCCTGCAGGCTGTCGCGTACCTCGTTGTAGTACACCCGGGCCATCGTCTTGCTGGCGTGCACGAGAAAGCGCCCACGGAACGGCGTGCGCCATTCCCTGTTCTCGATGTCCTTGAAGCCGTTCACGATCAGCCAGGCCCACGGCTGGCGGATGCTGAGCGCTGCGCACCAGCGCGAGCCGTGCGGCGGACCGCCGTGCTCTTTGATCCACGCTTGCACGGCCTGCGCCGCCTCGATGTAGGCGCGGCTCGGTGTCTTCGTGATCTCCTGGCCGGGTCGATACGTTGCCCAGATCCGATCGCGCAGCGCCTTGGGCAGCTGATACCAATGGGGCGTGCAGCCCCACTTCGCCGGCGGGACTTCCTGCTGGCACCCGGGCCAGTGGCAAAGGTGTCTCATGGGTGTTCCCCTCCCTTGTTGACCGGCGAATCGGTGATCGCGCGCAGGAAGATGTGGTGCTCCTGGCCGAATGAAATGGTTGTCCCGTAGGGCTCATCCATTTCGCCTTTCAACCAAGGGCAGACGGTTTCGGCGCAGACCCAAAGACCGCCAGTTCGCTCGTCCATGATGGCTCCAGCCATTGAGACCTTGCCGCAGTCACCGAAACAGTGTTTCTCGATGAGCGGCTTCTGATCCGGATTGCGCGCGAGGAGGCCGAAAACCTTGATCGCGGTCATGCCATACCACCTTCCTGCGCCACGCTGACAGCTACGGCCAGCGGTCGGACCCAGATCGGCGTGCTGCCGAGCACGAAGGTCTCCCCAGTGCGCGCCAGCAGGATCGTTTGACCCATCACCGTGCCGATCGCCTTCGCCGCCTTGCGCGGCACCGCGTTGCCGATGCCCTCGCGCCAGCGCTGATCACTCTCGCCGTCGAGCACGAAGGTCTCGCCGCGCCCGCCGGGCCCGTCAGGGGCGAACCATTCCTCCGGATCGATCAGGCTCTGCAGCGCGGCCAGCTCGAGCGTGGTGAAGGGCCTGTGCCATGTGCCATCGAGCGACTGGATGCGGCACACCAGCTTGTCAGAGGGCGCCGGCATCGCGGGCACCTCGACCTCGGGCGCAACACCTCCAGCACGCGGGTCGGCGAGGCTCCAAGGCCCGTTGTCGTGACATGCCGAGGCGCTGACGGCCCCGCTGCTGGCTTCCCACGGCACCACGCCGTAGTGCCCACCGGTCAGGTAGTGATCGCCCTTCGTGCGTTGCATGCCGGGGCGCACGTCGGCCACCGCGAAGGCACCTTGGCCCGTGGTGGAGCCGGCGATCACCGTGCCGGCGGGCTCGGTGAACGCCGTGACCGCGTATTTCCCGAAGGTCGGGCCGTCGCGGCGCAGATCCGCCACGGCGTAGGCGCCCATGTCGTCGCCGCCGATGACCGTGCCGGTGGCCCCGCTCCAAGCCGTGACCGGGTACTTCGAGAACAGCTTGCCCTGCCGGTCCGGTCGTGGATCTGCGACGGCCTGTCCCGAGCCGTGTGCGCTGGTCACTGCCTGCGCCGCCTTGCCCCAGGCCACGATGCGAAACTCGTTGGAGTGCTTGGCCGGCCCTTGGTGACGCACGTCGGCGACGCTGTAGGCGCCCTGCAGCGGCCCGGTTTGACCCGCCACCGTGCCCGTGTGCTCGCCCCAGCGGCGTACGCCGAGGGCCTGGCCGTCTTTCCACTTCGCCGACTGGTCGAAGCGCACGTCCGCCACCGAGAACGGGCCATTGCTGGGGCCGCTACGCGCGGCCACCAGCTTCGAGTGGTCTTCCCAACGGTTGACGCCGTAGGCACCGGTCCCCTCCTGAGTGCTGGGCACCAGCAGGAAGTCGCGCAGCTTCCCGTCCTCGACGGCCAGCCGGTTCAGGCTGCGCCAGTCGCTGCCGGCCTCCACGAAGGCCAGGCGAACCCACGTTTTCCACTGCAGCGCCGGCACCCGGTGCATTGGGCCGCCAGCGGCATCGCCTGGCAGCGGCATGTGGCGCAGGATGTCGCCCACGGCGTGCAGGCGCCGCTTGTGCGGCTCGTACAGGAAGGGCGGCACCTTCTTCTTGTGCCGGAAGACCTTCAGCATGCGCTTGCGGCTCTGACCGAGGCCGTCGCCCAGCTCGCCGCAGTCGTGGACCGTCTCCGCGCCGATGTAGCCGTAGTAGCCCATGAGCTTATCGACCTCGTCGAGCAGCGGGCGCCCGCGGGTGGCGATGCGCGGCACGTTCTCGAAGACGAACAGGCCGGGCAGATCGTCTGCGAAGGCCTCCATCGTCAGCATCATGGCGCGCGGCACCAGCTCGTTGAGCGCGCGGTATTTGTCGGTCGTGCTCTTCTGTGCGCTCAGCAGGCCCGAGAAGCCCTTGCATGGCATCGAGGTGAAGACGATGTGCGGGAAGAGGCCGTGCGCGGCCTTGCGCATGTCGTCGGGCGTGGCCTCGCGCCAGCCCGGCGGCGGCATGCGATCGTGGAAGCGCCGGTACATGCCCAGCGTGAACAGGTCAATGCAGGCTTGTTCGACGCCCGTGAGGCGCTTGAAGTCGCGGCAGGCGCGCGGATCGTTGTCGACGCCGCCGATGCACCGCATCTTCCCGCGAACCGGACCGATGCTCGGGTCTGCATCGTTGAACCCGGCGGCACCGCTGCCGACTCCTCCGCATACATGGAAGTGATTGACGATCTCGGTCGCGGCAATGCTCGCGTGTATTTGAGTGCTCATGCGTGAGTTCCTGAAGGTTGGGGGGAATAGATCTCCGCGCCGGCCACGTCGGAAAGACGTGCCTGCCCGTCGCGGATACGGGATGCGAGCCAGTCGGCGCTGGCGATCAGTTCGAGGCCGAGGGATGCATGAGCGATCAGCAGCGCCTTGGCCTCGTTGGCGGCAACGTCGAGCGTTCCGGCCTGGCTGGACTGCCAAGCGTTGTCGATGCTCATCTGGATCACCGTGCGCAGGGCGGCGTGCAGTCGTTTCGCCTCGGGCATGCCTGGCTTGACGGTCGCCGAGATCTCCGCGCCCAGGGCGATGAGCCAGCCCAGGTGTGAAAGCAGATCGCGCGCCGGCTCGTCGTTCTGCGTCAGGTAGATGTCGATGCTGACCGTCGTCATGTGGCTGCTCATGCGCTGCAGCGCGACGGCCGTCGCAACCGGACCGCTGCGGGCCAACTCGGCGCGAGAGCGCATCGGGCGGTGATGGCGTGTCTTCTGGTGCTTCATGTCAGGCCTAGAAGGGGATGCCATCGTCGAGAGGCAGCAGCTGGGTCAGGCTGCGCCGCATGAATGGCTCGCCCTTGAAGTTCACGCTCGCCGGGATCTCGGTACGCGCGGTGGCGTGGGTGGCGAGGAACAGCGCGAACGTGCGGCCCGGATGCATTTCTGCCAGGCGCACCGCCTCGCGCTCGGCAGCGCCACGGCTGACCTGCAGCACGTTCGAACGGCCTTCCGGCGGAATGCTGCGCGGCGAGGCCGGCCCGGTGAGGTACTGCAGGGCGAAGGGCCAGTTTTCGCAGCCCGTGATGTCGAGGATGACGAAGAGCTCGTCCACGATCAGACTCCCCGGCGACCGAAAGAGGCCAGGGCGGCGCTGAAGGCGGCAGGGCCGATGCCGTTGCGCTCGAGGATCTCTTGGCGCACGCGTTGCGCGTTGAGGTTGATGAGGCTGCGCTCACGGTCGGTGGCTGGCAGGATGCCGTCGACGCCCACCGGCCCCGTGCATACGCTGCGGTCGTAGGTTTCGCAGCGCTCGTGGTACTGCTTGACCAGCTCCTCCAATGGATGGGCCTCGCTGCTGAAATGGCCGGTGAGCATTTCCTGCGTGAACGCCGCGCGACCTTCGTCGGTCAGGCACCGCACCGGCGGCAAGGCCGAGACGCGTTCGGCGAGCAGCTCCAAACTGCCATCGTTCACCAGATCGAAGTCCGCATCGATCTGGTGCCGCTCGCTGCTGTGGTGTGCCGTGTCGGCGCTGAGCCCGGCCGCGTGCGGGCCAAGGACGCGGACCACGCTCAGCTGCACGCCGAGGGCCGTCAGGGCTTGCCGCTCGACCGGATCGCGCAGATCTGTGACCGCGAAGCGGCGGAAGCCCAACGAGGCCTGCCGGCTGACCCAGCGCGTGACGATGTCGGCGTAGTAGGTCGGGCGATAGCGGCGCTGATAGTCGGCCCAGTGCTGCATCACCCAGCGCGGGCTGCGCGGCTCGTGCAGGCTCTCGTCGGCGTCGAAGCACCAGCTGATGAAGGCAGGGTCGCTGCACATGCCCACAGCGAGCGCAGGAATCGAGAATTCCTTCGTCGGCCGGAAGTTGAGCATCCGCTCGTCGAGGCGCCATGCCGCCGCGATCTCACGCCGCAGTGCGTCGGCGAACGCAATGGTTTCGAACTGGTAGCGGTTGTGCAGGACAGCGGCACAACTGTCCTTGCCCGCGCCGGTTTTGCCGGTGAAGGCGATCACCGTGATGCTGCGCTGGGTGACCTTGCCGAAGGCACGAGGGGCCTCGATGTAGACGCGTTTCATGTTGAGTCTCTGAAGTGGTTGAGTCAGTCGTCATCGCGCTCGCCCGAGGCGGCGCGCTTGCGGTCGAAGAGGGGGATTCCGCTGGTGGACGGTTGGAAGGGACGGCAGGCCGGCGCGCGCGGCGGCGCGGGTGCCATGCCGGCGGCGGTCGGATGCCGGGCTGCGATGCGCACCATTCGGCTGCGCACGTGGTCCTTCATCACCGCCTCGAAGTCGTCGGCCCAGTGAAAGCGCTCCGCCATGCGTGCGCAGGCTTCGCGCAGCATCTGGTCGGTGGGCTCGATCGCGTGGGCCATGGCGGCTTCTCGTCGTCAGTGCCAGCCCGGCATGTCGAGATGCCTGGCGTTGGGCCCGCAGCTGCCGGCCGGAGCGCGCGCCACGTCCAGCGCTTCGGGCTGGCCCGTCAGCCGCACGGCCGGGCTGTCGCACAGCAGACGGCCGGCGCGGGCCGTCGAGTGCGTGCACAGCTCGCAAGCCCGAAACGAGGTCACCAGCGCCCGTTCCATGGGCTTGCTGTGACCCACGCACGGCGGCGACGTAAACACGAGCTGCACGACCGTCGTATCCGGCGCGGTCGCGATGTCGAAGCCGCTCATTTGCCACCTCGCGAGGGCATGTGCACCACGTTGTCGAGTTCCAGGCTCTGCTGGCGCTCTTCGGCCTTGCGCTGGGCGTCGCGGGCCAGCGCGCGCCGGGCGGCCTTGAACGTCTCGCGAATGTCGGTATGGGCCGAGTCGCGGTACTTGAAGTTGCTCGCGTAAATGCCGCGCGTCGGCATGGTCTTGCGCGGGCCGGTCACGATGCGCTCCCGTTGCACATGGCGATGGCCGCGCTGGCGTGGCGCATGGCATGCTGGTACTGGGCTTCGCTGGGCCGCTTGTCTTCGCGTTCCAGCTCCATGTCGAGGCAGACTTTGTGCAAGTTGCGCAGCGCAGACAGCAGCACGGCCGTGCAGGTGGTGCGCTCCAGGCTGGACCGCTCGGCCCATTTGCGCTTTTTCATGCAGACCTCCGCACGCTGAGCAGCCGCACGTCGCCGAAGCGATCGAAGGCCAGGCCTTCGGCTGCGGCGCACGAGGTGGCGAGCTGGACGTACCCGTAGAAGACGCCGGCGGCGTCGATGACCTTCACGATGTAGGCGTGCATGGTCAGACCTCCTTTGCAGGGTTGGTGATGGAAAAGGGGAAGGGGGCGGGCTCGACGCGGTCGACCAGCCGACCCAATGCGGACTCGGCGAGGCGCTGGGCCGCATCGGCATCACGCGCGCGCAGCTGGATGAAGAGCGCGATCGGCGCTTGACCGGGAACGGCGTGCCGGTAGTGGCAGCGAAAGGGGTGGGATGGGGTGATGTGCATGGCGTTGGGCTCCATGGGCTTCAGGAACCGCGCGCCGGGCGCTCGAAGACCCAGCAGTGCACGGTTTTCGGGACTTCTTTCTTGACCTCGGTGGCTGTGGCCGGGGTCAGACTGAAGCGGATGGCGCTGCTGACCGACTTGATGTCGATGAAGCGCCGGGTCTTGCTGGTGCGCAGCACCTTCTTCAGATCGGCAAGCACCGGGATCTGTTGGCGGTGCGTGTTCGCCTTCTCGACGAACTCGTTGAGGTTCACGGCGATCTGGTCGGCCACGCGGCTGTGGTTGAGCACCGGCCGGTCGATGTGCCCGTGCTTGACTGACTCCACGCCGAGGCTGTCGAGGTAGTCGAAGGCCTCCCAGAACTCCTGTACCAGCGGGTGGTCGGCGTTGATCGAGCTCTGGCGCTCGCGGGCCATCGTGACGATCTGCGCCTGTACCTGGTCGAACTGCTCGTCAGTGAGCTTCACCACGCTGCGCATCGCCGTGGCCATCGCCAACAACTGTGCGTGGTTCTTCGCGATACGCGGCTTGTGGATGCCGTCCTGCGCGAGCAGGAAGCGGATGTTCTCGTCGTGCGAGGCGGTGACGGTTTGCATCACCTCGGTCTCGCGGCGCAGCGCGGCCAGGATGAAGCCGCTGACGGTCTCGATCTCGACCTTTTCGAGCGTCTTGGCGCTCTCGTAGCTGGCCTGCGTGAAGCCCTTCGTGTCGAAGGTCATGTGGCAGATCCGCTCCATGATGGCCTGCGAGGCCTGCACCTGGTTGTTTTGGCTGATGACGATGGACGCGCGGAAAGGCGGGTCGTAGGTTTCGTTGCCGCCGGTCTTCACCCCAGTGGTGCGGATGCTGTTGCCGTTGTAGGCATCCTTGAGTTCGTCCCAGTCGAAGCTCTTGACGTGTGCCTGGCCGCCGGATTTCGTCTCCCGGTCCGACTCGATCAGCACGATGGGCAAGTTGCTGACCTGCGTGAAGGTGCGCAGGCGGCCGGCGGCGGTGGACTTCGAGGGATCGAAGCCCTCGTAGTCGCGGCCAAGCAGCTTCCAGAGGAACTGAATCAGCGTGGTCTTGCCGGCGCCGGGTTCGCCGACGATCTCAAGGAACGGGAAGCTCTGCTGCTCGGCGCGCATCTGCTCGGCGAAGAGGGTGCCAAACCAGAACGCCAGCGCGATGTAGCCCTTCGCGCCGAAGGCCCGCCACAGGTGCTGCTGCCATGCACGCTGATAGCCCTCGCGGTCGGTGTTGATCCGCAGCTGGATCGACTTCTGCAGCGACTTGATCGAGAGCTTGTTGACCTCGAAGAAGTCTTCCTTGTTGGCCTCGTGAATCTGGCCGTCGCGCACCGCCACCTTGCCGAGGATGTAGGTCTTGTGCGTGGCGCTGTAGCCGATGAAGTCGATGGTCTGGACAACCTTCGGGTTGTCCAGCTGCCACTGCATGATCTTCTTGAGCTGGTGGCTGCTGCCACTGAACATCGCGCCCGGCGCAATGTGCAAGAGCCGCTTCTCGAATTCGGTGGCGGCCGTGAGCTGGCCCGAGGTGAACGTGGCCTTGATTGCCGGGCTGTCGTGGGGGAACGTGACGCGGAAGTAGTACCAGGCCTCGTCGGTGATCTCGTTCTTCTGGTAGTAGAGGGCGCGCGGGTAGCAGTTCGCGATGTTCTGGACGGTGTGGGACTCGAGCAGCGCATGGTCGCGCTGGGCGTCCTCGGACATCTCTTCCTTGGTGCGTTCCTTGATCTCGTCGCGCAGCTTGTCCCGGGCCTTGCCGTAGCGATCGAGATCCAGCTTGAACCACCACAGCCGATTGCCGTGGTCGAAATCGAACTCGGCCCGTCCGGTGTGGTTGTAGATGAGCAGCGCCTTCTCCTGCGCCGAGGAGGCCAACAGCAGCGCGCCGTGATAGCGGTATTCCTTCAGGTGGCTCTCTTTGAGCCGGTCGTGCTGGTGGGCATCGTTCCAATCGGTCTTGCCACCCCTGTCCTGCGGGATCTGTGCGGCCTCGCACGTCCAGCCTGCATCGCGCGCGCGGCGCGCGTGCTTCAGCGTGAAGGTCCGGCCGGCGGTGTCGCCGTCGAGCGCCCACACCAGCACCGGCGCGGCGACGGTGCCGCCCTGGGCTTCGAGCTGGGCCTTGAGCGCGGCGAGCGCCTTCTCCGGGTAGTTGTTGCAGCTGAGCAGCGCGACGGCGGCAATGCCGTGATGTGCCAGCGCGATCGCGTCGAAAATTCCTTCCACGATCCACAGCTCGGAGGGGGGCGGCAAAGTGGCGGCCCGCTCCGTATTGCTGGTGCCTGCGGCCTTCATGGCCTGCTGCAGGGCCTCTGACAGGGCCGTTTCGGTGGGCGCGGGCTCTGCGAACGACAGGGAGGGCAGCGCCCACCATGTGCCCTTGTAGCTGCCGCCGGCCTTGAAGTTCGCCTTCTTCTTGCCGAAGCGGTGAGGCGCATCGAAGAAGCGCTCCCACCAGGTGTCTCCGAGCTGGAAGCGCACGGTGCCCGTGCCGGCGCCGCGCCCCTGATCAGCGTGCGGATCGAAGTAGTGCTCCTGCGTGTAGGTGCCTTTGATCAGCGACAGATCGAAGCCGCGGCTCTCGGCGAGATAGGCATCGGCCGCGGCGTTGGGGTTCTGCTGCTCTGGCGGCTTTGCCTGCTCGGGCTTCTGGAAGCGGTCGGTCCAGTTGTCGAAGAAATGGGGCAGCAGATCTTTGACGTGAGACTGGTAGCCACAGTTGTTCGTACGCTGGCACATGACGACCAGCGGCTTCGCTGCCCACGTCCACATCTCGCGGTGGCCGCAGTTGGGGCACTTTCCCTTCTGCAGGTATTGGCGGTCGCTGGAGAACTTGAACTCGTAGTCCTGCTCCAGCGCCGCGCTGATTTCGTCGTAGAGATCCCTGCGCATGAGATCCTCAGAGCAGCCCGGCCAGCGCGAGCGCGCGGCCAAGCAGGACAGCGATCAGCACCACCACGAAGGCGGGCAGCAGGGGCAGCAACGCGGCAATAAATGCGCGCGGCTGCAGGTGGCCGTGGAAGGGCTGGCGCATCAGGCTGGCACCTCCTGGCGGCGGTGCCGGGCCTGCACGGCGGCATCGGCGGCGTCAGCGGCAGCTGCGGCGCGGTTCAGGGCCGTGGCGAGCGAGCGGGCATCGTCCGGCGTGATGTGCAGGGGCAAGATGCCAGCGGTTGGGCCCGAGCCCACGATCACCAGCACGAACGGGCGATGGCTCTTGTTGCTGCCGCCGGCGCTGTGGTACGAGTAGACGTCGAGCCCGACGCCGGGCATCGCGTCGGGGTTGCCGTTCTGCTTGTGGCAGATGGTGTGGCCGTGGGCGACCCAGTGATTGCCGCCATGATCGAGGAGCCGGGCGCTCATGCTGCATCCCCGGCGTCGTCAGGCGCTGCCGCTGCGATGGTGATGTGAGCTGGCGAAAGTGGGTCGAGGTATTCGCGTTTGCACTTCCCTTTGCGACGCCATTCATGCGCGAGGTGCTCGAACCGCTGCCCGAAGTCGTGGCGACCGGTGAGGCGGTTGAGCCACGCGTGGACTTCCATCTGGCAGCGCGATGCGTCGCAGCGCATCACCTCCATCGCCGCTTCGAGATTGCTGTCATCGAGCACGCGAAGGTCGGTGAGGTCGAACGGGAATCGCGAGCCGTTGTAGAGCCCGAGCAGCACGCCGGCAGCTGCTCGGGCGCCCGATGTGCCCTGGTGGATCTGCGTGACGTTCCAGAGCTGGATGAGCGCAGCGGTATTCATGCGGCGCTCCCTGCATGGGGTTGGAGAAGGATCGGTGCTGTCATGTGGAAACCTCCGGGGTGAGCACGTCCCGCAGGGCCTCCGAACAGGCACCGCAGGGGTTAGGTGAAAGGGGGATCGAGCGGGTGCTCTGGGCGCTATGAGGGCCCGTCGACACCGGCAGGCGCGAAGAGGTCGCGTGTCTCCGGCGGCGTCATGAGGGGCGTGTGCTCGGCCGTGTTGCCCGAGCGGATCTGCTGAGCCAACACGTCACGGCGCATGTGCGATGCGAGGGGCAGGTGGACTGACGGGGCGGGCGTGGCCGAAGGCGAAATCGTCATGTCCGCCTCGGTGGTCGCGCGCCAGGTGTGCCCGCATTCGAAGTTGCCGCACTGGATGTAGTGCTGCGACACGGTTGGCGTCATCACCTTCGTGGTCCTGATGGAGCCCAGGTGTTGGCAGTGAGGGCAACGCAGTCTCATCGCGACTCCTCGGGCGCCGGGCGCCGGTCGACGAGATAGAGGGCACGGCCGCGTCCGGTGGTCGCCCGTGCGGCGCGGCGAAGCCGGGCCTTCACCAGCCATTCGGCTGCGGATTCGAATGTGGGTAGCCCGCGCTCCAGCTGCACGCGCTCGATCAGCGCGTGGTCTTCGTCGGTGAAGGTGATGGTGTGCTCGGGCATCTTTTCGGCTGCTCTTTTTGCGCCGTGAAGCGGCTGTTTGCGGCCTTCCTTCAGGCCGCTCGCCGGTCGAGACTCGGCTCATGAATCAAACCCAGCACCTGCCGCGCTTCACGAAGCGCCAACTCGCGCAACAACGTCGCGAGCTGCTCGCCCTGGTAGTCAGCCATCGCTTGAACGAGCCCATCCTCGTAGTCATCGAGGCGGATCGTGTAGCGTTTGGAACGCACTCGCTTGGGATCGGGGTAGGTCATGGTCGTGCTCGGAAGAAGTGGGTCGCGTCAGCTGGTGAGCGTCTTCGTGCGCTCGCAGACGGCGAGGCCACGCAGGAGCACCAACCGGGACACCGAGGCAAGGGAACGCTGCTCGCGCTCGGCCATCTTTTCGAGCTTGGCCCGCTCGGCTGGCAGCAGCCGGATGGGGATTGGCCTGTCGGTGAGTACGCCGTTGGGCGCACGACGCGGTGTCTTCGAGGCGGGCTTCATGGGCGGCGGTATGCTTGTGGAACAGAAAATTGCACAGTGAACCCATTCTTGCGAGAAATATCGCGCAAGTCAAGCTATGAGTGAGAAAAATCGCGCAGCCGTGGGCGATCGCTTGCGCGAGGAGCGCGACCGAACAGGCCTCTCGCAGGAACAATTTGCAGCCGCCATCGATGTGTCGCGGCGGACATTGGTTGCTTGGGAGAAGGGTGAGCAGTCGCCCAATGCCGACGCCCTCACGGCTGCGGCGGAGGTCGGTATAGATGTGCTCTACGTCCTTATTGGTCAACGATCTGTGCCTGTCGAGAGCCGACTCACACCTGACGAGGCGGCCCTGTTGGACAACTACAAACATTCGGATGAAGAGGGGCGGGCAGCAGCCCGGAGGGTGCTTTCTTCGCTCGCGAAACAGAAAACCGGGTAGCCGTAGGCCACCTTGGCTTCAACTGCTCTGGGCCTTGCTCAGACTGCTGGACGTCGAAGACTGGCTTGATCTGGAAGACATGGATCAGGTTGCTTTCGGACCATTCGATATCGAAGAATGAGCTGCTCACCGAGTGGCGTTTTGGGGAGCTGGCATGCTGACTTTTTTGGGATGGGCATTTCTCGCGTTTGCCCTTTTCTTGTTCGTTGTGTGCATCGTCGGCTTCGTCAATCCCCAGTGGTTGGCCGACAAGAAGACCGGCAAAGTGCCGTCGCGGGGGCTGCTGTTGTTGGCTGCCTGGCTTGGACCAGTGATTCCTGCAGCTGCAGGCGGCACCATCCTGATCCTTCAGCGTGTTCCCTGACACCACTGCTCGCCGCAGGGCTCGAGTGCTTCGCAAACTGCTTGCTGCCGTAGAGGGACTACTGTGAGCGAGGCGCGCGGCCATCACTTCATCTCACAGTGCTACCTCAGAGGGTTCACCCGGAACGGCTCGAAGAAGTCCAAGCTGTACGTTGTCTCGCTTGCCGAGCACAAGACGTTTGAAAGCGTCCCCGGAGGCGTCGCGAAAATCCGAGACTTCAACCGCGCCGAGGGGTTACCCGCCGGCGAGGTCGAGCGCATGCTTGCGGGCTTCGAAGGGGCCATCGCTACAGCCTTGAAGCGAATCTGCGCGGATCGCTCGCTGGACGCTACGGCTGCGTGGGAGGAGGTCCTGTATCTTGTCGCGCTGTTCGCTGTTCGTCACCCGGTTCAGCGACAGAAGACCCAGGCAACTGCCGAATTGGCTGCTAAGACGGTGCTGGACCTGCTCACCGCCGATGAGGAAAGCTGGAACTCGTATCAGCGCATCGCAAGAGAGCACGGGCGAATAAACACAGAGGAAGATTTTTTTTCGTTGGCGGACGGGCGGGCATTTGCAGCGGGGTACACCGTTGAGCTGCCGACGTCGTATCACATCGGCCTCGAACTCATGGTGCTCGAGCACGTTTTGAAAACGCTCGTGGAACGCAAGTGGACACTTTGTATCGCCGGGCCGGAGGCCGGGAACTTCGTGACAAGCGACCGCCCGGTGACACTCGTGCATTCGGACGGCGCAACTGCAGGCCCTGATCGACAACTGGCGCATGGGATTCCGGGGACTGATTTGTACTTTCCGATTGACCGGCGGCTGATGGCCATCGGAAGGTTTGAAGGACCAAGCGAGGTCCGAACACTCGACGCTGAAAGCGTGGCGGCCCTCAACTCGATCACGTTTGCCAATGCGCATCGAGAGGTCTACTGTGCCGACCGGAAGGACCGGCTCATGCACGAAGGAAAGATGCTGCACGCCCAAGACGTGCTTGGGTTGCATCGGCCTACGGCTCGGGCCTAGTAGATCCGGAGCGCCTCACTCGGAGTCTTCGACGCTGCTGGGCTCGTCGGTCACCGTGCCCGCCACCTCCATCTCGGCATGCGTGGTGAATCCACCGTCCGGCGTCATGGAGTGCCGCACCTTGACCGACAGCCAGTCCGTGTCGTCGATCTCGGGCTTATTCCATCCTGAGACCTTCACCGGCGATTGAGGGGAGAGCAGGGGCTGGCCCAGCGCCAGCGTCAGCTCGAAGGTCGCGAGCCCGCGCTGGATGCGCCGCCATTCGGCCTGCGCTGCTGCGCGTGCATCGGCCTCGTTCGCGAACGTGTCCTTGAGCCGCTTAGCGTTGCCGCTGACCCCCACAAGCACCCCTCGCCGCTTCGCGCGCTTCGGATCGTGCCAGTAGGCGCGCACGCCGCTGTATGCGTCCCGATCGCTGGAGTGATAGCGGTGGCTGTCGCCATCGGCTCTCGTGATCTCAATGATCGGCAGGGTTTCTCCGCTCGATGTGGCTGTGCCGACGATGGGGAGAAACAGCAGGCGCCCCCGCTTGATCGTTGCGACGGCATCGTGCAGCTTCGCCAGGCGCGTTAGGAAGTTCAGGTCGCTCTCGTTGGTCTGGTCGATATGCTCGATCTGGCGGGCTCCGAGCGTGGGATCGATGCGCGCCACCAACTGGTGCCGGGCGGCCGTCTGCCGCACGATTTCACCCAGCGTGACGCCATGGAAGCTGCGCTCAACGCGAGTGCGCAGCGACTGATGCATCTCCGCGCTGCGGGCCCGGATGCAGATCTGGTCGGGCGCGCCGGCATGCTCGGCCTCGTCGACGATGAACGTGCCCTTGTCGACCAGGTCGGTACCGCTCCAGCCGATGGCGAGCTGCAGCTCGACGCCCTTGCGGGGAATCTCCAGCGCACCATCGTGATCGTCGAGCACCAGATCGAGCTGGTCGGCTTCGTTGCCCCGGCACTCCGACAGCGTCATGCTGATCAGGCGCGCGTCCACGGCCGGGGTGATGTCCCGCTCGCCGATCTTGAGGCGGTAGGTCGGGGCCGGATGGGCTGGGCGTTGGTCCTGCGGGTCCATCGTCACGCTGCCACGTCCTCGCTGCTGCCGTCGTCTTCGCCAATCGAGTCGGTCAGTTCATCGTCGACGCGCTCGAGTTGCAGCTGGAACTCGATGCGGCGGGCGGCACCATTGGACAGGAACACAGTCTTCGTTTCCGTAAGGCCCTCGATCACGTACAGGCCATACACGATGCCCGTGCCGTCGACCAACGGCCACGAGGCGCCCAGGTTGCCCATCTCGCGCAGCTCGTCGAGAGACTGAGTGCCGCCGGTCAGCTCGGGCATCAGCACACCCGACAGCTGGAAGGTGTCGTCGCCCACGCCGAGGAACTGGCGTGCAGCGCGCGCGCCGATGCGGCTGTTGCTCGCATGGCGCCATTTCATCTGCCGCTGCAGTTCCTGATAGGCCAGCGTGTCTAGGCAGAAAACGAACTGGCCCAAGGCCATCATCATGTCCATGGTTGGGCTTTCGATCAGTCGATGTCCGACAGAGAAGAACGGCCGGCCGCGCGCTTGGCGCGCTCGCGGCGATCCAGTTCGGCCGTAACAGCGCGGGCAATGGCCTGCGGGTCCATGCCGGGCGCCGCATGGATGTTGATCTCGTACTTCGTGGGTGACATCTGCGCGAACTGGCCAGCGCTGGCGCTGATCGGCGCACGGTTGTCGATCAGCGGCATGCTGTCGGCGCCAGCGGTCATCGGCAGAACCGAAGCAGCAGCAGCCGCTACGCCGAGCACCGCCTGGCGCACGTAGCCTGCGCGGCTGGCGATGCCGAGCGCGGCGCCGTTGCTGATCTCGCCACCGGCCAGCATGAAGACCCGGCTGGGGCTGCGGATGCCGAGCTTTTCCTTGAACCATGCCACTGTTGAATCGGCCACGCCCGAGATCGCGGTCTGGACCTGCCCGAGTGCGCCGGTGATGCCGCTGGCCAGGCCAGACATGATCTGGGTGCCGAACTCGGTGAACTTGGCCGGCAGCTCGAAACCGAACCATCGCATCGTTTCGGCGAAGGCCTGGTAGAACAGGCCGGCCGGTGACCAGTTGAGGATCGCTGCGCCCACCGTCGTGAGGGCCGCAGGCACCGAGCCGCCCAGGTACTGCCAGAACTGATCGAAGGCCGACTTCGCGCGGTTCCACAGGTCGACGAAGAAGGTGCTGATCGGGCCCCAGTAGCGGTAGATCAGGTAGGCCGCGACAGCGATGGCCGTGATGACAAGCCCGATGGGATTCATCAGCAGCGCGCGCCCGAGCCACAGCAGCGCGGTGCCAGCCAGGCGGAAGCCTGTGGCGAGCAGGCCCAGCACTCGGGCGAGCACGCCGCCCTGAATGCCCATGGCGGCGAAGGCAAAGCGCATCGTGACGAAACCGAGGATTGCGGGCCCGACTACCAGGAGGATGCCGCCAAGCGCCACGAGCGTCACTGCAAGGATGCCGAGACCGGTCGCCAGCACTTGCGCGAGACGAGGGTTGGCTGCCATCCAGTTCGTGAGGCCCTTCATCGCAGCGGTTGCGAACTGCAGCGCCGCTACGTAGGCCGGCATGATGCTGTCGCCGAACTGCTTGTAGAGGTCGTTGCGCCGCGCGGCCAGCTCCAGCTCGGCGCCGGATGTAGTTTGCAGTGCGCGGTCGTAGAGCGTGCCGATGCCATCGGCGCCGGCGTTGAGCTTCGCGTTCTTGTGGATCTGCTCGCGCTGCAGGTACATCTGCGCGAACAGGTTGGATGCGGTGCGATTGCTGAACATGCCTCCCATAGCGTCGAGCACGTCCTGTTTTTCCGTGATGCCCTTGGCTTTGAGCGCAGGCAGCAGGATCTCCTCCATCCAGCGGAACTGGTTTTCACGGAAGATCTCGCTGCCCTTGAGTGCGCCGACGCCCAGTTGCGAGATCTGCCCGACCTTGTCGTGCTTGACCTTCGACGGATCGGCGATCAGCCCGAACTGGTCGAGCATCTGGGCTGAGCGCTTAGTGGTCTTGCCCTGGTAGATGTTGGAGTAGGCCGACATCATGGCCGTGCCCACGCGGTGCCCGCCCATTTCCTGCACCAGCGGCTCCATCTGGTAGTACAGGGCCTCGTCGGTCAGGCCCTTGGCCGCGACGCCGCCGGTCTTGATGACGTTGAGCCACTCTTCGCCCTGCACGCGCCCGCCCGTGGCCGCGATCACGCGCTGGATCTTGTCGGCCTGGTCCTTGAACACCTTCTCGTTCGCCAAGCCGCCGCGCAGCTCGATGACCTTGAGCATGTCCATGAACTTCTTTTCGTTCTCGTGGCCCTGCTCTTCGCCGTAGATCGCCTCGTTGGCGAACTTCATCTTCGCCAGCGTGGGCGCGACCATCTCGGCGTGATGCAGGTCGGCGAACACCGTCAGACCATCGCGCACCAGCATCAGGTTGTCGCGGGTGCTGGTGCCGTAGGTCTTCATGGCCTTCGCATACTTGATCGCGTCGGCCGTGGTCGCATCGCCGAGGCCCAGCGCCGCAATGCGCTGCTGTTCAGTCGCGAACTTCTTGCTTTCCTCGATCGGCGCGCGCATGCCGTGCAGCACTGCGAAGCCGGAGCCGGCCGCAATGGCGCCGGCAACTGCGGTGTTATGTCCGAGGTGCCGACCCTTCTGGTACTCGGCCTTGGCGGCGTGCATGGCGCGCTGTCGATCGCCCAGCTGCTTGAGCTTGGTCTGCTGCTCGCCGATGACGCGGTTGGTCGCCGAGATCTCGGTGCGCAGCTGGCGCTCGTGCGTGCCCATGGCGCTCGCGCTGATGCCGGCGGCCGTGAGCTTGTCGCGCAGCGCCTGCACGCGCGTGGCCTGCCGCTGGTGCTGCTCGCTCAGCGCGGCCGCCTCGCGCCTCGCCGCGGCAAAGTCGCGGATCATTGCCTTGGAGGGCGGCCCCATGGCGCCGAGGCCCTGCGCCAGTTGCTTGACGCGCGCTTGTGCGGCGGTGAGTTTGGCCGTGGTGTCCTGCAGCCCGGCACGGATCTCGCGGAACTCGCCGACGCTCTTCTGCTGGGTGTTGAGCTCCTTGAGGCGGTCGCGGGCATCGCGCAGCGCCTTCGCGGCCTTGCTGCTGCTCTCGGTCACCCGCCTGAAGGGCGCGGAGGCCTTGTCCAGTGCCTGCAGGATCACCATCAGGCGCAGATCGCCGCTACCGGACATGTGCACCCCCTTGCGAGGCGGCCGCGTGGCGCGAATGAGGCTGGAAGGGGGAGAGGTGGCGCATGGGTCTACTTGGGCGGTTCGTGGCGTTCACGGGCGCGCTCGCGCCACTGCATCAGGTCGGACACTGTCATGTCGTCCATCTGGGCGGGGCCCCAGTGGAAGACGAAGGCGAGGTCCGCCATTGCGTCTTCTACGTGCTCTGGGATGCGGGAATCCGGTCCGCCCTCGGCAGCAAAAAATTCACCATCTCCGCACCGAGCTGCGCCAGGTCGGCTGGCTCGAGCGCCTCGATCTCGGGCTTCGTGAGCGTGGGAACCGTGACGCGGGGCAGCACCATGGTCAGTGCGATCACGTCCATCTGCATGAGCGCGGACAGCGAGGTGCCGCGCAGCTCGCCGGAGCGCGGCTTGCGGATGACCACCTTGGCGATGGTCTGGCTGCCGCGCACGACGGGCGTGTCGAGGATGACTTCGCCGGGGACAGCGGTCGGGGTGGTGGTCGGCTCCTGGCCGTCGCCGGCGCCGTTGGTGTCGTTGAGGTTCATGGTGCTGGAAGAGGAAAGGGAAAGGGAAGAGATGCGCCGGCAGCGGCCGGCGCGACTGGATCAGGTCAGAACAGGCCGAGCGCCAGGCGGATCTGCGCCATGCGATCGACACCACCGATCACCTCGATAAAGTTGACGAAGTCGATCTCCATGATTACCTCGCCGTTGATGCTCAGCTTGTAGTAGCTGAGCGCCGACTTCACCTTGATCTCGGTCTTCTCGCCGGGCTTGGCGTTGCCCGAGTCGATTTCCTTGTGGCGACCACGCATGACGATTTCGAGCGCTTGAACCTCGCCCGTGTCGTCGGATTGGATCGCGCCAGCGAAGCGCAGCAGGACGGCGTCATGGGTCGGCGCGCCCCACTGGGTGAGCAGGCTCGACATATAGCCGGCAGCGGTCCACTCGAACTCCAGCGCCTCCATGCCGAGGTCGATGCTGATGGGGCCGTTCATGCCGCCGGCACGGTATTCCTCCATCTTGCGGGAGAGTTTGGGCGGGGTGGCCTCGGGCACTTCGCCGAGGTAGCCGGTGCCATCGTTGAACACGATGAAGTTCTTGAGTACGCGGGGGAGGGACATGGTGTTTTCCTCTGTGGATCAGCGGGCAGGGAGCCGTCAGGCCTTGGCGACCAGGTCGGCGAAGTTCTCGTAGTAGCGGCCCGTGATGCGCTGTTGGAACATCAGGTTTTCGAGGGGCGCGCACGGCGTGAAGTCGTAGTCGAGGATCAGACGGCCATCCTTGAGTTCGTCGGCGGTGTTCAGGTCGCCGTCGACGGCCCAGGCGCTGCCGCCCATGATGTAGCCGGCCCGCGTCAGGAAGCGGAACTTCGTGTTGATGCCTTCGAGGATGTCCTTCACCAGGCTAGGTACTAGCGGCTTGTCGACGGCCCACATGTGGGCCTCGGCGATGGTGTCGGCCAGCACCTGTGCGGTGCGCGTGGCCGATTCGAAGGCGAACAGCGGCTCGTCGCTGCAGGTGCGCGAACCCCAGAAGCGGTAGCCGTCGCGGTTGATCAGCGTCGTCACATCGCCGGCATTGAGCACGCCCGCATCGGTGGCCGGGTCTTGCAGATCCCAGTAGATGTCCTTGCTGATGCCCGTGACGCCGTTGACTGCGACGTTCGAGATCGTCTTGTGCCAGCCCACTTCGTTGTCGATCTTCGCGCGCAGGCCCAGAGCGAAAGCGGTAGCCGGTGCGCGGGCGTTGGCGCTGTTGACCGTGTCCCATGCGAGGAAGTCGGGGTGGATCACCATCAGCTCGCGCGCACCGAACTGCTCGCGGTAGGCGGTTGCTTCCTCGACGGTCTCGCAGTCCCATGCGCTCACATAGGCGAACGCGCGCAGTGCCTGCGCGATCGTCCCGAAGGCGGCGGCCACCGGCTGCGTGTCGAGGCCGGGAGCGCCCAGGATGCGCGGCTTGATGCCGAGCCTGGCCTGTGCAGAGAGCAGTGCCTTCATGCCGGTGCGTTGGCCGCTGGGCAGTACGGTCCCGATCACGTTGGTGGTGGTGGCCGCCTCGTCGGCACCCTGCTCGACGCGCACGACAACGGTGATTGGTCGTGCCTGGGCTGCGATGGATTCGAGCGCCTTCTTCAGAGTGCCTGTCGTGCCGGCCTTGCCCATGGCGTTGAGGACGTTGGTCACAAGGACCGGCGTGTTGAGGGGAAAGGTGGCCGCGTCGGCATCGGGCCCGGTTGCGACGAGGCCGATGATCGAGGTGTTGATCACGCGAATCGGGCGCGTGCCCTCGGTGACTTCGAGAACGCGGACGCCGTGGTGGTAGTCGGTGAGGGCCATGGTGGAGTGCTCCTGAGAAATGGGTGTTAGGCGGAAGGCGAAACGGTGATGACGGGGCTGGGCCAGCCCGTGGTGAGGTCGTAGCCTTGTGCAGCCGCGACGGTGGCGATCGCTCCAATGGCGGTGTGGTGTGCCCGCTCCGCCGAATAGCAGGCGCGCACGTGGCCGGCCACGAAGCCGCGCAGCGCGCGCAATTCGTCCAGGGTGAGCTCTACCCAGCCGGACGCCGCCTTGAAATCCACGGACGGATAGCCCTCGGCCTCCATGCCCGCAATGGCCGAAGTGATCCGTGTCTGGTCATCGATGCCGGTCAGAACCTTCACGCCGTTGGGCAGAGTGATGCCGCCGGTTTCGACGGCCCACCGGCGCGCGGTGGCTTTTTGTGTCAGCGTGACGCGCAGCTCGTCGAGCGAAGGCGGTGCCGGCGGTGCCACGGCCGGGATGGCGACCAGAGCCCACGTGGTGCCTTCGGCGCTCGCGCGAAAGCCTTCTGGGATGTGCGGCGGCGCTTCCTCGAGGCAGTCGGCCGGAATCAGGTGTACGCCGGGCTCCAGCGGCGACAGGTCACTGTCGTCGAGATAGACGGGGCCTGTGTAGAAGCGTGTCTGCGGGTCGTACGAATAGACCGTCTTGATGTTCATGAAGGTGCTTTCAATACTTGATGCAGGCCATCAGTGCCAGGTTGGACATGCGAAAGCGAATCCAGGTGTTGGCGACGGTTGCGTCGACGGCCGCTGTAGCGAGCATGAAGTTGTCACTTGCAGCCGCTTGCCATGCGCCGCCAGCAGCGCCCTTGGCGCCGGCAGGCACTGTGCCTCCGGGGCCCCCGCTGTTGGAGATGGAGGCGTCCGCATTTGCGAACGGGTTGCCGAAGGCATACGGACCGCCGGCCACGCCATCTGCACCGGTCCACTCCTGTGCCATCGTGCGCAGCCAGGTGCCTTCCTGCTCGGTACCGAGGACGCGGCCGGTGTCGATGCCCCGCCCATCGTCGAAGCCCCGAAGCACCAGACCGCGGGCGTTGGGTACGTTGAAGGTGGTCGCGCCATCGCCAACTCCGAACGTGGTGCCGATGGCTGTGTAGAGGCGGCTGTACGTGGTGCGCGACACCGCAGCGCCATTGGCCTTGATCGACCCCGCCGGCGGGGTCGCGCGCGCTGTGTAGAACACCTCCCCCGCGTCAGCATCACCGCCCATGGGGAGTTCGAGGACGTGCCAGATGTCGCCGCGCCATGTCACGATGGCCGGAGAAAACAGGGCCATGCTGGTCACTACGGAGCCCGCAGGCGTCATGATCCCGTCCGCGCCGCTGCGAGTGATGACGCAACGCTGAGAGGGCCCCAGGACAAAGGTCGCACCGGCTGCGATCGCGTTGCCCGCAGGCAGGGTCAGATTCACCCCGGCTGCGGAGACGCTGATGTAGCGGCCCATGTCAGCTGCCGTGAGGTTCGTGCCGCCCGTGATCGCGATGTCCCGCGCGCCGCTGTAGTTGCCCAGCGCGCGCTGCACGTGGGCCGTGCTGGCGGCCTTGGCGCTGTTGTCGAACTGCCCGGCATCGACAAGGGTGAGCGGGCCGGTCATCGCGTCGCCGGCGGCCATGATGTACTGGGCATGGGGGTCGGCGGCTGCCACATGCGCTGCCATATCGGCGTCCGTGGCGTACTGCGGGTGCGGGTTGGCATCGGCGACGTGCGCAGCCAAGTCGGCATCGGTGGCGTACTGCGGATGAGGGTTGGCCTTGGCCTCGTGCGCGGTCACGGCATCGCCGAGAGCCGCATTGAGCTCGGCCGCAGTGAACGCCCAGCGAACCCACTTCGCGGCGTCCGCGCCGGGCGCTACGTTGAGGCTCTCGCCCACGCTCTTCCACGTGGTGCCGCCGTAGCTGACATAGGCGACGCTTGCCGGATAGGTGAGCGTGGCATCCCACGGCGTGATGTTGCGCAGGCGCTGGTAGCGCGTGCGGCTGGCCAGCTGCCGGGGTGCCAGGTTGTCGATGCCAGTCGGACCGCCGAGGACCGGGTCATCCTCCTCCAGTTGATAGATCCCGGCTTCCCAGAGGTCGGATTCGTTGAGGTTTGCCATGTCAGGCGCTTCCGTGGTTGTAGGCGCCGTCGCGTCGGGTGGCGCCGTTGTGGCTGTTCGCCACGGCGGCATACCGCAGCGCAACCAGATGGCAGCGGGCGGGGGCGACGGACGGCAGGAGCTTGCGCAGGCGCTCGGCCTGCGCGTTGGTGATCGGGCGCTGCAGCGCAACCATGTAGGTCGCCCACGTAGCCGCAAGTGATGCATGCGGATAGACGCCGTCGCGGCGGATCGTCCCGTTGTGGGTGCGCCCGCCGACGCGTTCGATGATGTTCACCTCACCGAAGCCGAGGGAACGGATCAGCAGGCGAATCGCCCAGGGCGTGCCTTTGTGGCGGTGGATCTCGATGCTGTTGAGGATCAGCGCGCGCCTCGCATCGTCGGACTTCGCGTCCTGCCAGGCTTCGACGGACAGCGTCCACGAAAGCCACGGCAACAGCGGCGCGAGGCAAAGCATGGCCGTCCACAGATGCCGAAGGCCATCGGTATCCAGATCCAGCGGCGAAGTGCCAGCAAGCGCCAGTTCCAGCGGCGTGCGGTTGGGCGGCAGCAAGCGTTGCGCGGGGGTGAGGCTATCCACTGACCACCTCCTCGAGCACGTTGATCGCGGTGACTCGAACCCATTGGGTCTTCGTGCACAGCATGTCTGCCGGCGGATCTGTGATCTCGACACGATCGACGCCCGGCTGATGCAGTGCGGCGTCGATGCCGGAGTGCGGCAACCCCTTGCCGAGCTTGCGGATCTTCAGGAGCCACTTGTCCAGCGCGATTTTTCCGTTTGCCAGTGCCACCTCGCCAGCCGGGCCTTCATACCGGTACACCTTCGCCGTGATCACCGTCTCGAAAATCTCCGGCCCTTGCACCGGCACGCTGTCGCACAGCGGGCGGATCTTCTCCGCGTTGAGTGCACCACCCACCGTGTTGAGCAGCGCTTCGGAGGGAACGCCGCTCGGGTCGGTGGACAGGACCGTAACGCGCACGGTGCCTGGTATCGGACTGTCGATGCCTACGTCTGCCACTTCCGCACTGGCGGAGAGCGCGTGGAGGCGATAGCTGTCGACGGGCCCGGCCGTGGTGGTCCCCTCGGGCGCGAGTTGGATTCGTTCGCGGAAGCGCTCATCGTCTTCGTAGACTGCCTCCACTGGAGGCACCGCAGTCGGGTCTGCAGGCGTAACGATCAGGCGATAGACCTGGTAGTTCGCACCGAGGTTGTCGAGGTCCGTCTTCGTCGCATAGGCCAGCATGCATGCCTTCGCGGCATCGTTGATGCGTTGGCGCATCTCCAGTTCCTGATAGGCCTGCACTTCCAGCAGCTTCATGGCCGGATCGGACTCGAGCAGCAGTGAGTAGTCAAAGCCCACCTGTTCGCACAGCTCTTGAAACTCAGCAACGCGCCGCGCGAGGATTACTTCGAAGTCCAGCACCTCGATCACCGCCGGCGCCGGCAGCAGCGACATGTCCATGCTCATGTTGCGGCCCCTACCTGTACGGGGACGCGCATCGAGAGCACGCTGCGGCGCTGGCCCGGTGGGCTGTAGATGCCCTGCAAATCCAGCAAGATCTGGCCGGGCGTGTCGGTGCCGAAGATCTGCACGCGTGACAGGCGCAGGCGAGGCTCCCACTTCATCAGAGCACCAGCTGTGGCCGCGTACAGGCGCACGCGTGTGGCGCCGTTGTCCGGCTGGTCGATCAGCTCGGGCCAGAGGCTGCCATAGGTCCGGCGCATGAGGCGACTGACCAGTGGCGTGCCGAGGATGTCGGCGATGCTCTGGCGCAGGTGCTCAATGCCGTCGAGCGCCTTGCCGGTGACACGGTTCATGCCGCTCATGGCACCGCGCCGCCTGCGGTTCGCCCGCCGGCGTCTTCCTCGATGTGGCCGTGGCTTTGCACGCTGATGTTGCCGGCGACGATGTCACCGCCATCGGTGCTTATGCCGTGGCCGTTGATGAACTCCATGTCGCCGTCGATCTGAGCCGTCTTGCCGCCGGGCCCAGTGCCCGAGCCGGCCATGCCAGCGGTGTAGGTGAGCAGCCCCTGCACGACCAGCTGGCCGGTCACGATGTTCATCGGCGCATCTAGGGTGATCTCCTGTGAGTGCACCTTCGCGCTCTCGCTGGCTGTCACGTCGGCCGTCTTGCACTGCACGGTGATCGAGTCCGGAACGGTGATGTCGGCGGTTCCGCCGCCGGGTAGAGTGACCTTCAGCGCGCTTGCGCTGTGGTCGTATTCGAAGACCGCGCCATCGGGATAGGTGGTGCGCTCCACGTCACCGCTGTCGCCATTGGGGGGCATGCTGTCGCTGAAGATGCCCACTAGTACGAAGCCAGCGGCCATGACGCCACCCGGAGAGAACACCATGCACTGCTCGCCGACAACGGGCGGCGACCAGTGCCGCACGTCGCCCGCGCGGTGCGCAAACCAGCGCAGCCAGTTCGTCTCCAGTCCGCCGGACTTCACGCGGCATTTGTAGCCCGCCTGGTCGACCTGCGAGATCGTTCCCGACCGGAGAAGGTTCTCGATCAGGCGCTGCAGTTCGAACGGGGACGGGGCCTTTCCAGACATGCCGTCGATGGTGCCGACCGTGCGCGCGCGACGCACTTCATATCGGTTGTGCGAGCGCGATCTACAACCGAAAGATTCAGGGGGCGAGGTGCTGCAGCAGCAGATCCTTGATCAGCTCGCGATCGGCATCCGTGATGCCGAGCAAGCCACGCGCGGGGTATTGGTAGGTGGGGCCGCCGGGCTGCACCAGATCGCGCAGGCCTTCGTGATGCACGCGCGCGATGCGCGCTGTGCGACCGAAGAAGCCCACCGCCACGCCGTCATCCTCTGCCTCGACGCGCAGGTGCCGCGCGGCGCGCAGCTTCTCGAACATGGTGCGTCGGATGCTGCCTTTCTGCAAGCGGGCGTTCGTCGTCTTGCGAGGCTCGTAGGCGCTGCCATCTGGATTGCGCTGCGATGCGATCCGGGCGGCCTGCTCGCGGCGCAGCGCCTGGCCGATCTTGCGGGCCAGCGCGCGGCGCTTGGTCGCGGTGAGCTGCGACAGCAGAGGCGTTGCCCAGTCTTCGAGCGCGCGCAGATCGTCAGCCACCTCAGAACTCCGTCGCCGGGAAGTCCCAAGCCGCGAGCTGCTGGCCTTCGAAGTAAACCTCGATGCGCTCGGCCTGCGTGACGGTGCCGACGTGCGCGGGCTCGGCCGCATGCGTCACGTCGTAGCGCTTGGCTGTTTCCTTCGAAGTGGGGTCGGTCCCGGGCCTGACGATCACGCGCTCGGTCAGGTCGATCTCGATGGAGAGATCCATCGTTTCCTTGTTAAGGTATTCCGCTTCGAAGCGCAGGCTCTTCTCGCGAAGGTCGGTGTTCTCGAAGATCTCGACCTGATTGGTCCGCAGCCAGGCCAGCAGCGGCACGAAGATCGCGTCCGCGTGGCTGCTGTAGTCGAGCACCACGAGCTTCAGCGTGTAGCGATAGACGAACGACAGCGAGGCGGCGCCGGCGGCGACGATCCGCCCGTTGGTGATGAAGACCGTGAGCTTGTCCGGGTCGGTCTGGAACTCTGGCGTCGCGGCGGTCAGGTGCGCGCGCAGGCTATGGACTTTGAGCACTGGTGGTCCCGTGTCTGGTCAGGGCGTTGATCCGATCGCGGACTTCGTTGTAGCGGTCGATGCAGGCGTTGAGGTCGTAGATGGCCTCGTCTCCCTCACCGGTGATTCCTGCCACATCTGCCGCAAACGCTGGGTCAAGTTCGGCTCGCGCTTCTGCAGGCTGGCCGGCAGCGGCGGCACCTGTATTCCCGCCTGCAGGACAGGTGGTGGTGCGGACAGGGACTGACACCCGGACAGCGCCAGTAGAAAGCTGACGCTTAAGAAGAGCTTTTTCGCCTTGAACACGTTCGATCTCCTTTGCATGTGCAGCGTCGCGCGCGGCGAGGCTTTCGGTCATCTGCCATTGCGCGTCGAGCGTGCGCGTGAAGGCGTCGACGGCCGCGCGGGCGTTGTTGGCGCGCTCGGCCTGCCATTCCAGGCGCACGGCATCACCGCTTGCCTTAGAGGCGATGTGGTAGGTGAGCCCGGTCCAGGCACCGAAGAGCACCACCGCGATCACGTAGGGCAGGGCCTTGAGCAGCCAGCTCATGGGAACTTCGCAAGAGCGGCGGTGATGGCCGGTTTCGGATCTGTGCCCAGGAACAGCAGGCGCTCGGCCTCGCGGCGGCGATCGAGGCCCTTGAGCACCTTGCCGCCGGACAGGTTCCAGCGCGGAAACTGTGCGGCGGCGCCGGCCGTGTCGCCCGCATTGAGCAGGCGCACGAGCGTGGACTTCGAGAGCGCGTCGACCCCGCAGTTGTAGAAGATCGAAACGAGCGCGTCGAACTGCCGCTGCGCAAGCGGCACCGTAACGGCCCGACGCACCGCCGGCTCGAATTCGCCGGACATACGGCGCGCGTAACGCTGATCGGCTTCGGCTCGTGTGATGGCCAGGCCGGGCACCACGTCGGGCCCCGTGTCGCCCCATCCGATCGTCCAGGGCTTGCCGCTGAGCCGGGCGAACGCCGCAGGCACCGACGTGATGCGATAGGGATCGATGCCAGCTGCGCTCAGCGCCTTGAACAGTGCCGAACCCGGGTCGGGATAGGCCAGCAGCCGGCACTGTTCGAAGTAGTGGGCGACCTCGTGCCCGTCCGGGCTCATGTGGTAGTCGTTCATGGGCGTGTCCCGGCGCATTCAGCGTAGAGGGTGATGACGGCCTCGTGATGGCGGTGGCGCTGCGCGGGCGTAGCGCCCGCTGGCAGTGAGGGCAGGGCGGCGCACGGGGGCGCGGGCGGGGGCGGACTGGTGCAGGCCGTCGCGGTGAGGGCCACCAGCAGGCACAGCAGCGGCTTCATCGGCCGCGCTCCTGTATCCGGGCATTCGCACGGTTGACGGCGTTGTTGACGGCGCGGCGCTCCTGTTCCTGTGCGGCGCTGACGGACTGGGCCGTGACGGCGGCGCTGGCAGCGGTGCGTGCGGCGGTCTTCGCCGTGGCAGCGGCGCTGTCGGCCTTGCCCGCCACCTCGGCCACCGCTTCCGCCGCCGAAGAGACAGACGCGGCGGCGTCGGCCACCTTGGCGGCAGAACGCTCGGTCTTGCCCGCCACGGCGCCCAGCGCGGTCTGGAAGTTGTCCTGCAGGCGCGCGATCTCTTCGAGCCGGGCTTCGCGCTCCTGCTGGATGCCCGCGTAGTAGCCGATCGCCAGGCCGCCGCCGATCAGCCCGCCGATCACGAGCAGCGATTCCACGACGCGCCGGATCGCGCGCGGCAGGTGCCGCGTCGGAGTGAGCGGTGTCAGGTCAGAGTCTTGGGTTTGCATGGATCTGTTCCTCCAAGTTGGAGATCTGCGCGCGCAGCCGCTCGAGTTCGGCGTTCTGGCGCTCGATCTGCTTGGTCAGCTCGGACATCTGGCCCTGCAGCTTGTAGAGCTCCCGGTAGGCCTCGTTACGCTCCTCGGCGAACTTGTCGGCGCGCTGCTCGGCCAGGGCGCGGGCCTCGCGCTCCGACTTGAGCATTTCCTCGTAGACGGCGAGGGCCTTGATCTGGCCCGCGCTGTCGGCGCCGGCCATGTCGCGGCTGTTCTTCTGGCTGAAGAAGTAGTACGCGGCAGCGATGCCGATGGCGGCGGCACCGCCGAAGACACCCTTCAGTTCCGTGAACAGCTGGAGGAAATCGTTCATTGCTTCAGTCCCACAGGGCGACGGTGCGCCTCATGCTGGTGGTGGTGGGTTCGGGCAGCGTGACCACCAGGCCGGCCGGGAGGATCGGGCCGTGGTCTGCAAGCCCGGGGTTGAGCAGGTACGTCGCCTCGACCGTGCCCTGCGTGCGCTGCAGGTAGCGCCAGCACAGCAGGTCGACGGTCTCGTTCTGTTGGGTGCGTACCTGCATCAGATCAGCTCGACTGTGGTCCGGCGGATGCCGAGGAAGTCGGAGATTGCCCAGCGCACGTCGCGGCGAAGATCGCAGTCGCGCAACTCCAGCTTGTCAGCAGCCTTGTCGCCGGCGCCCGTGGTGTCGTAGTCGCGGTAGCGCTCGATCAGGTCGGCCTGCGTGTAGGCATAGACGGCGCGCAGGTAGCGCGCGACCTGCGCGCTCTTGCCGTCGATCTCGGGCGCGGGCACGTCTTCCAGTTTCGCGTGGCCGAGCACGAGCTGCGCACTCTTGTACTTCGCCAGCTCGGAATTGATGCTCAGCACGGCCTGCACAGCACTGTGGCGCAGTCGGTCGGGCGTCACGGTGCCGTCAAGGCGCGCGGAGGCGCGCAGCTTCGCCAGATCGATGTCGGGAAACCAGCCGTCGTTTGCCAGCGAGGTCTCTTCGGCGGCGGTCGGGGTGGGCGGGTTTCCGAGGAAGTTCATGGCGAAGGGGAAGAGGTCGGCGGTGGTCGGGCGTCATCCGTGGGCAGGCCGGTCAAGGAGCTTCAGGAATCAGCCCGAGCCGCCGGGGTCCGGGGTCGGACTCGGTTACGGCGCGGGGGGCGTCTCCGGCTTGTTGAGCCGGCGCTCCAGGCGCTCGATGTCTTTCTTCACGCCCACCTGTTCGAACAGGGCGAGGGCGCGCTGCAGGTGGTCCAGCGCAAGACGGGCCTCGTCGGTGGACACCTTGTCGTAGTCCACGTCGGCAGAGCCGGCCCTACCGATGACGGCGTAGCCGAAGGCCTTGTGCAGCTTGGCCCGGGCCTGATCGGGTGCGTCGAGGCCTTGGGTGCCGTGCAGGACGATCGGCAGCAGGTCGCGCGCGGTGGCGCGATCCATCTTGCCGGTCAGCGCCGCCGTGGCGAATTCGTCGATCAGGATCGTGGCCAGGTTGCGGTCGTACTGGTCGGGCGGCGCCAGCTTGTGCGTCACGGCGTATTCCGCGATCTCGATTGCACGCTGGTAGTTGCCTGCGTCGATGTGCCATACGAGCACGGTGGTCACCACCTGATCCTGCGCACCGCCATTGCTGGCCAGGACACCATCGATCCATGCGTCATAGACGGGCAGGAAGGCGCGCTTCGCCTCGATCTTGCGCTCGACAGATTGAATGTCCTTGAGCGCGCGGCGGTGCTCGGCGAGCTGCGCGAGCATGAGCTGGTAGGCGCTGCCCTGCAGCTCGCCGCCCACGCCCGCCGCAGCGGATGCGATCTTGGCGAGCTTGGCCTGCAGGTGGCGCTGTGCGGGGGTTTGGCGCATGGCGATCAGGGCTGGATCGAGATGTTTTCGACCAGCGCGCACAGACCGTAGTCCTCGACCACGAATGCGTCGTTGCTCGACTCGTAGTTCTCGATGCGGTCGCGCTTGGCGTTGTCCTCGACCTTGCGGCGGCGGGCCGAGTTCTGGTAGTAGATAGACAGGTTGTCCAGGCGCGTGATCAGCACCTTGTTGGTTGGGAAGTAGGGCAGGGACAGCCCGGGCAGGCTACCGAGGCGGCGCTGGCTGCGCACGATGTCGGCCGCGAGGATCTCGGTGGGTGCCTCGGGGTCGCTCACCAGCGGGAAGAGCTTGTCGTGCATCAGGGGACGCCCGACGATGGCCACGAGACCACCGTCTTCGCGATACCACGGGTCCAGCAAGGTCTGGTACGCGTCGTAGACCAGCGCATCGAGGTTCTTGTAGTCGCCGTTCGGGCCCACGGTGATCACGCCCGGGGCGGCACCGTCATCCAGCACTCGCGCCGGAGCGTCGGTGCGGATGTGCTGCAGCCAGCCGATGTTCACGTCTTGCAGCAGCGGGTTAGCCACGAGGTCGGTGTTTGCCGCGGCGCTGATGCCGTTGAAGCCGATCATGATGCGGTCCAGTGCCTGGCGCTTGACGATCACATCGCGCACCCGGGTCTGGAAGTCAGCGAACTTGGCCCACGCGTCGAGCGTCGCATACTTGATCGCGGTGTCGTAGTTGGTCTTCTTGCACTCGTAGGTGTGTTGATCGAGCGTCTCGACCGAACGCGGCACGCGGTCGGCGTTGTCGGTGTTGGTGCGGCTCGCGATCGGACCGCTGACGCCGAGGCCCAGCTTCTCGCCCTTCATCTCGTCGACGCCGATGATGTTGATCTTGCCGAGGAACTCGCTCGATTCCTGGATCTTCGTTTCCAGCGTCTGCTGCACGGTCGGCTCGACAGCGAACTGCTCGCGCGCCGAGGGCACGCCGTTGAGTTCGCTCAGGCGATCCATGAGCTTGTTGAAGAGAAGACGGGTTGCGTTTTGCATGGTGGCTCCGGTGATGCGTGTAGGGCTGTGGCTGGTGGCGTTGGGGTGGGTGCGGGCTATCAGCAGTCGGTGGTCTGCAGCTTCGGGTCGTTGCCGGTGGCCGGTGGGCGCCGCGAGTGCTTGTTCGCATCGGTCGTGTCGATGGTGTCGAACTTCGCCTTCAGTTCCTTGTGCTCGGTTTCGAGCGTGTTGAACTTCTTCTGCAGGGCCGCGAGATCCTTGGAGGTGGTGCTGCCTTGCTCGACCGAGGCCTGCAGCGTCTCGCCGATCTCATCGAGGGCGCCCATCAGCTCGGTGGCCGTCGCGTCATTGCGCTTCGACTGGGAGGCGAACTTCTTCGAGAACGATTCGCGCCAGCTCTTCACCTTGGCGAGCACGCCCTTTTCTTCGTCTTCGTCATCTTCGAATTCGAGGGTGACCTCGACAGCCTCGGAGAAGAGGTTCTCTGGCGCCTGCTTCTTCCCCGTGAAGGGATTGCTGTTGGGGTTTTTGGCCGCGAAGCTCAGGATCTCGGTGCCCAGGCTCGCGGGGCTGTCGGTGATGCCCAGGCCGACCAGATAGGCCTGGCCGGTGTCGCCGAACTTCGGGTTGACCTCCATGCTGGTGTAGATCTTCTGGCGTTCCTTCGCCAGGTTGACCAGATCGGGGGTGGGGTCCAGCTGGGCGAACAGCGCGAGCTTCTTCTGCCCGTCGAGAGTGATCTCCTCGGACTTCAGCGCGGTCACGTCGCCGTAGGCCTTGAAGGGGCTGTCGGGCAGCGTGCCGCGAATGTGTTCGAGCCAGATGCGTGCGCCGTACTTCGCGGGATCGAAGTTGGCGGCCATCTGTTGCAGCCAGGAGCGCTCGATGGTGCGACCGTCGGTGGTAGCGCCTTCGACGGCGACACGAAAGAACTTGGACTTCTGGGCCATGGTGGTGTGCGGGTAGGTTGACGAGTGATGGCGCTGATGGTCGGCCGAGCACGCGCGAGGCTCAATGCAATTCGGTTGTGAATGCGCGATCTACAACCGAAACTGGCCCGAGAGGCGTCGCGAAGAGACGCGAGCGCCCATAGCCTCACCCGCATGGATTCATGCAGCGATGTCGTCGAAACGCCTGATGCGCCAGTGGTGGAACAGCGCCGCGCGGCACGGCATCTCTACTGGCAAGGCTGGCGCATTTCCTCGATCGCGGAACACCTTGGAATTCCGCGCACGACAGTGCACGGATGGAAGGATGCCGAGGAGTGGGACAAGGCGCAACCGATCCAACGCGTAGAGGGCGCGCTCGAAGCCCGCCTCGTGCAGTTGATCGGGAAGGAATCGAAGACGGGCGGCGACTTCAAGGAGATCGACCTGCTGGGCCGGCAGCTGGAGCGCACCGCGCGCATCACGCGATACGAGAAGACCGGCAAGGAAGCAGATCTCAATCCGGAGATCGAGAAGCGCAATGCCGGCCCGAAGAAGAAGCCGCAGCGCAACCACTTCACCGACGAGCAGGCCGACGATCTGTACGAGGCGTTTCAGGACTCCCTCTTCGGCCATCAGAAGGTTTGGTTCCGCAACGGGCACGAGCGCACGCGCATGGTGCTCAAGAGCCGGCAGATCGGCGCGACCTGGTACTTCGCGCGTGAAGCCCTCGTCGATGCGCTGAAGACTGGGCGCAACCAGATCTTCCTGTCGGCCAGCAAGGCGCAGGCATACATCTTCCGCCAGTACATCGTGCAGTTCGCGCAGGAGGCCTGCGGCGTGACGCTGACCGGCGATCCGATGATCCTGCCCAACGGCGCCCACATCTACTTCCTCGGCACCAACGCGCGCACCGCCCAGGGCTACCACGGCAACTTCTATTTCGACGAGTTCTTCTGGACGCATCGCTTCGAGGAGCTCAACAAGGTCGCGAGCGCCATGGCGATGCACAAGCGCTGGCGCAAGACCTACTTCAGCTCGCCCAGTTCGATCCAGCACGAGGCCTACGCACGCTGGAGCGGCGCGCACTTCAACAAGAACCGTCCGAAGGATCAACGCGTCGCCATCGACTTGTCGCATGAGCGCCTGGCAGGCGGCTTCACAGGCGAAGACAAGGTCTGGCGCAACATCGTCAACATCATCGACGCCGAGGCCGCAGGCTGCGATCTGTTCGACATCGACGAGCTGCGGCTGGAGTACAACCCGCAGGAGTTCGCCAACCTGCTGATGTGCGAGTTCATCGACGACACCCAGTCGGTGTTCCCGATGTCAGAGCTGCAGGCCTGCATGGTCGACTCGTGGGTGGACTGGGCCGACGTGTACAAGCCGCTGGCGCCTAGGCCCTACGGCTACAGGCCGGTGTGGGTGGGCTATGACCCCTCGCACACCGGCGACACCGCCGGCTGCGTGGTGCTCGCACCGCCCGAGCGCCCCGGCGGAAAGTTCCGTGTGCTGGAGAAGCACCAGTTCCGAGGCCTCGACTTCGAGGCGCAGGCCGAGGCGATCCGAAAGATCACCGAGCGCTACAACGTGGCGTTCATCGGGATCGACACCACCGGCCTCGGCCAGGGCGTCTACCAGCTGGTGAGCAAGTTCTTCCCCGCCGCCAAGGCGATCAACTACTCGCTCGAAGTGAAGACGCGCCTCGTGCTGAAGGCCAAGAGCGTGATCAGCAAGGGGAGGCTCGAGTTCGATGCCGGGTGGGTCGATCTCGCGCACGCGTTCCTCGCCATCCGCAAGACGCTCACGGCCAGCGGACGCAATGTCACGTTCGAAGCGGGGCGCACTGAAGACACCGGGCATGCCGACCTTGCGTGGGCCTGCATGCACGCCTTGGACAACGAGCCGCTCGAAGGCCTCACCGCCGCGAACAGCGGCTTCATGGAGATCTCCTGATGGATACACAAACGACTGCCGCAAAACCGGCGGGCATGGAAGCGTTCACCTTCGGCGACCCGGTGCCGGTGATGGACCGGCGCGAGATCCTCGACTACATCGAGTGCTGGATGAACGGCCGCTGGTACGAACCACCGGTGAGCTGGGACGGCCTGGCGAAATCGTTCCGCGCCAGCACGCACCACAGCAGCTCGATCTACTTCAAGCGCAACATCCTGCTGAGTACCTTCATCCCGCACAAGCTGATGGACCGCACGACCTTCAGCGCCTTTGCATTGGATTTCCTGACCTTCGGCAACGCGTACGTCGAGCGGCGGGACTCGCTCACGCGGCGGCCGGTGGAACTGAAGCACGCGCTCGCGAAGTACATGCGACGCGGCGCAGACCTCGAAAGCTATTTCTTCGTGCGCGGCTGGAAGGACGAGCACGAGTTCAAGGCCGGCAGCATCTTTCACATGCGCGAGGCCGACATCAATCAAGAGGTGTACGGCCTGCCCGAGTATCTGAGCGCGCTGCAGTCGGCCTGGCTCAACGAGTCGGCCACGCTATTCCGCCGCCGCTACTACAACAACGGCAGCCATGCGGGCTTCATCCTCTACATCAGCGACCCGGCCCAGCAGCAGGAAGACGTCGACGCGATGCGCACCGCGCTCAAGGAGAGCAAGGGCCCGGGCAATTTTCGGAACCTGTTCCTCTACTCGCCCAACGGCAAGAAGGATGGCGTGCAGTTGATCCCGGTCAGCGAGGTGGCCGCGAAAGACGACTTCTTCAACATCAAAAACGTCAGCCGCGATGACGTGCTGGCCGCGCATCGCATCCCGCCGCAGCTGCTGGGCATCGTGCCCAGTAACACCGGCGGCTTCGGCGCCGTGGTGCCGGCCGCCCAGGTGTTCGCGCTCAACGAGATCAAGCCGCTGCAGGACCGGTTCAAGGAGATCAACGCGTGGATCGGCGACGAGGTCGTGCGATTCAACGTCTACGAGGTGCCCACGGGCGTGGCGACGGCCGCGCCCTGAGTCACAAAAAAGACGGGCGACCTGTTCAGGTGTTGGAGCACCTGTTCAAGCCCCGAAGTGCAGATCTAGCCTGCAAGCCGGCGAGGCCCGCCACCCTGTACAGAGTGGGCCAAGCCTATCAAAAAATGTGGAACAAAGGCTTGCACAATGGAAATTTCAGCGAAACCTCTGGTGCCGTGGATCGGCGGCAAGCGCCGCCTCGCGAAGCACATCCTTCCCCTGTTCCCGGAGCACACTTGCTATGTCGAGCCCTTCGCGGGCGCGGCGGCGCTCTTCTTCCTGAAGGAGCCGGCGAAGGTCGAGGTATTGAACGATGTCAACAGTGACCTCGTGAACCTTTACCGCGTGGTGCAGCACCACCTCGACGAGTTCGTGCGGCAATTCCGGTGGGCGCTCACGAGCCGCGAGATCTTCGGCTGGCTCAACGAGACGCCACCAGCCACACTGACGGACATTCAGCGCGCGGCGCGGTTCTTCTACCTGCAGAAGCACTCGTTCGGCGGCAAGGTCGAAGGCCGGACGTTCGGCACGGCGACCTCATCGCCCGGTCGCATGAACCTGCTACGCATGGAGGAGGATCTGAGCGCCGTGCACCTGCGGCTTCACCAGGTCACCATCGAGCGGCTCGACTGGGCTACATGCGTGCAGCGCTATGACCGTACCCACACCCTGTTCTACCTCGACCCGCCATATTGGGGCACGGAAGGCTACGACGTGCCTTTCGCGCTCGAGCAGTACAGCCGCATGGCCGAGCTGCTGAAAGGGATGAAGGGCAGGGCCGTTGTCAGCGTCAACGATATTCCCGAGATGCGCCAAGCTTTCTCTGGCCTGAAGCTGCGCCCGCTGTCCATCACCTACTCGGTCGGTGCGGCTGAGAACCGCTCACCATCACGCGAATTGGTCATTTCGAATTTCTAGTTCGCGGAGAGATGCAGGGGCGGCCGACAGCCCCTGCAAAGTGAGACTAAAGCCGTTTCGCGGCCCAATCCGGAAGCACTGTGTTCTTGATCGTCCCTAGTGCATTTCCCTGATTCGAATCCTCGTCCATCAAAGGGAAAAGGATTTTCGAGGTGCCGTCGTGGATGCACAGCTTGCCTTCTACTACGACCAAACACAGGGCTGGTTCGGTGATTTTTTCAGCAGCTAGACAGTTCGCGATTGGGCCCTCCGGGTTGGATGCGAATTGCGCGAGTTCGCGCGCGGCCTTCATCGCGTGCATCATTGCCATGTAGGCCTTCATGCTCGTCTTGGTGCCCATGAAGCCCCAGCCTGGGTTGATAAAAGACTCACCCCCTAGCGTCACTGAGTAGTTGGTTGAATTGCTGCGAAGCGCGTGAATTTGATCTTGGGTCAGGGCTGGATATTGAGTAAGGCCGCGGATGCGAAACGGGTCCATCGCGTCGGGCCAGCTGCGATGGAGAGTTTCAATAAAGTCCGGGTTCGCCCAGCCCTCGTCTTTCGGATGAGGTACGACGTCGATGATTGCCAGGTGCTCGTCGTTTGCAACGCAGATTGCCATATCGCCGGAGCGCTGAGTGTGATATCCGCCCTTCAGGGACGGCAAAGAGCAAAGGTGGAAATGGAGAAGGCCCCAATCTGCCCATAGAGCATCGGTGCGCCGGGAGGCCTTGGTTCCGCTCGCATCGTGATGCTCGGTAAGTCCACGGCCCTGTCTGGGGTTCAAATCGTCTCCGGCTTTCGCTGATGTCTCGAAGGCAAGCAGCTCTGCTTCGACGCTCGCTGGTAGAGACTTCGGAAACTTGTCCGAATAGATCACCGTCCGCGGGCGAGGCTCGACATAGCGGAATCGAAAGTCGAGCCAGCGCTGCATCGCAGCCTCAGCACTTGACGTACTCGGCTGCCACAGCAGCCCGTACGTGCCAATGAGGTCTGCAGCGACCTTCGCTAGGTCGTCCACGAACTTGTTTTCTAGAGCCACTGTGTCCATTCGCGCAGCTTATGCGAACTCAGATCACGCAGGACTGCAGCCCGTAGCCGGGGCTAGGCACACGACCCTGCTCAAGCCCTCCCTTCCTTCATTTCCTGCTGCCTACGGCCACGCCTTGGCGCTGCGCGCCCCCCTTTTGCCCCGAGGCATGCCCGGCCCCAGGGCTGTGTGCGACTCTGCCCCCCGGCGCGCGGTCTTGACCCCGCCACGCCTGCCCGCTAAATGGGTCTCTTCTGACGGCACCGTCGATCCTGGCTGGCGCCAGCAGCGGCGCGGGCCGCGCGCGCCCCGCCGGGTGGCTTTTCGCGACGCGAAATGACGGCCTTTGGAGCCGGAATCGGGGGTGTCCAACCACGGGGCGGGCACCGTGGGGGCCTTCTGAAATCCGGTAGGGGTTCGGGAAAAGCCTGATATCCCTGATCGCCCCCCAAAACTGCCCGCAAACCCGCATGGCGCCTAGCACCGACCTATCAGGGTGCAACCCTGATACGACCTAACAAGAACCCTGATATTTCGCTAAGTTGTTGATTTATATAGGGTCGGTTTACAAAAAGAATCAGGGTCCAGAACTCTAATATTGTTAGGTTCATATTAGACAAATATCAGGTTTGTAGGACGGCCCGGAAACCCGCATGAATGCTGGCTTTTCGGTCATTTCTGGAGTCCTCGTTAGGAATATCAGGCTTTCCCCGACCCCTCCCTGAAATTTTGAAGGGCCGAGATTGATGCCGGCGCGACGCCAGGGTCTGGCGCGCTAACTTCTGGGCGCAAAAGATCGACTTGGCAACGGTTGCCGGCGGCCGTGTTGGATGGGGCGGGACGCGATGGCAGGGGCCAGAAGCCGCGATGGGCGCGTGGCAGACCTTCCGTCGACGCGAGGGCAAAAAAAAGCCCCCAGCGACGGCTGGGGGCCTCGGTCAGCTCGGACGGCTCACTGCATCAAGTTCTTGACGGCGCGAAGTGGCTTCGTGATGCGCCAGCTGGTCGATGCCCGCACGGCCTCGAGTTCCGCTCGCACCTGGTGCGTGCGCTGGGTGGCCGCGGCGAGTGCGGCCGAGAGGTCTTCCTGCATCGCTCTGCCGGCCTCGCGCTCGGCGTTGAGCTCCTGTTCCAGCTCCAGTCGCTCGCGCTCCAGCACCGCGATGCGGGCGTGTGGATCTGCGGGGACGGATCGCGGCTTGGCTCGATCGACGTAGGCCTGCAGGAACGCGTCCAGCTGCTGCCTGTCGAACGCGCCCACCAGCGCCGCGTATTCGAAGTGCACGATGTGGCGGTAGGTGGCGTGATAGCGATCGCCCGAGTCGTGCAGGTCGATGGCGTGGCCGTCGTGTACCGCGTAGAGCAAGGGGAAGATCTTGCACAGCGTGTCGATGAAGTCCGGAACGCTTGTGCGCTGGAAGGCATTCAGGCACCAATGATTGAGTTCGAGCGTGACGACGGGGCGATGGGTCGCTATGGTCTGCTGCAGGCCGGCCAGCACCTCCAGCTCGAATCCCTCAACGTCGATCTTGATGAAGCCGACGCGATCGGTGCCCAGAGTCGCCTGCAGGTAGGTGTCGCCCTGCAGGATCTGGATCGGCTCCGTCACGTGGCCGGCCAGCCCCTCGCGGGCGACGAAACCGCCAGATCGGTGCGAGGGACTGAAAACGATGTTGAGATCTGCCGGCTCGCGGCCGAGGCCCACATTCACTACCTCGACGTTCTGGGCGCCGGCGTCGACGTTCTGCTGCAGCAGCGCGAACGTGCTGGGCGATGGCTCGAAGCCGATCGTTCGCCGCGCAAGCTGCGAGAGCAGCAGGGCGGTGCACCCGATGTTCGCGCCAATGTCCAAGGCCAGAGCATCGGGCTTCACCAGTGTCCGAAAAAGGGCGACGGTGTCTGGCTCAAACTCCCCGCGCATGTCTTCCAAGTATTGGTCATCGGACGTGACTTGAAAGGTCCGGTCGCCGATCCGAATCGGCAGGCTGAGCGCCTCTTTTCTGTCCATCATCTCTCCTCTTTTTTATGGCAGTCGGTCGAGTCTAGTTGGCTCGATTGCCCCGGAGGAGCGAAGTCCCTTCAGATCCAATAGGTGGTCTCGGGATAGTGGGTGTGCTTGAGGAGGCTATGCCCGCGCAACAGGCACTTGGCGCCAGTCGGTGGTGTACTGAGGTGTTCTCCGCCGCTGCTTCATGGTCCATTCGCGCTGCTCGCCCACAGCCCCTGTACTGGCGAGCCGGAGGGTGCCCTTGCCGTAGCGGTCGTTGAGCACGTCGACGGCGTGCATCAGCCGGCCGCGCTCGCGGCCCACCTCAACTTCGAGATCTAGTTCGCCCTGCATGACGCTGTCGTCGCACAGTTCGAGCAGCATCACGCCGGCCTTGGCCAAGTCGAAACCCGGCTCGAATAGGCACTCGAGGCCGAGCACTGCTGCCTGTGTGATGGCGGCCGTGTCGGAGGTCGGGCGGCGCAGTGGAACCGTGAGGGACCGCGCGAAGCGCGGGCCCGGCCGGAATGGCGACGTGTGCGCGAAGACCAGCACCAGGCCAGCCAAGCTGCCCTGTCGGCGCAGCTTTTCTGCGGCGCGCGCCGCGAACTCGCTCACCGCTTCGATCAGGGGCGGCAGCTCGCGCACTGGATGGCCAAACGACCTGGTGCAGGCGATTTCCTTCTTCGGCGCTGGCGCGTCGTCGAGGTCGATGCAGGGAAGGCCTTGTAGTTCGCGCACGGTGCGCTCCAGCACGACGGACCAGCGGCGACGCACCGTTGCTGGATCGAGGTGCGCAAGGTCGAGCGCCGTGATGACGCCGCCCTCGCGCAGCTGCTCGCCGATGCGGCGGCCCACGCCCCATACCTCGCCCACCTCGGTGCTCGCCAGCAGCGCGTTCATCTCGTTTGGCGCCAGCGCGGAGAGGTCGCAGACCTGAGCCTGCAGGGGAGGGTAGCTGCCGGGCTTGCGCTCGGCCGTCTTGGCGATGTAGTTCGCGAGCTTGGCGAGGGTCTTGGTCGGGCCGATGCCCACGCAGCAAGGGATGCCGGTCCACTGCAGGATCCGCTCGCGCACCGACCGCGCGCGGCCGCGCAAATCGCCAGGAATGCCGGATAGGTCAACGAACGATTCGTCGATGGAATAGATCTCCTGCGCGGCGCCCAGCCCAGCCGCGAGGCTCATCATCCGGTCGCTCATGTCGCCGTACAGCGTGAAGTTGGCCGACAGCGACACGAGGCCCTCCTGTTCCTCGAGGTGGCGGAACTCGAAGTGCGGCTGCGCCATCTTCACGCCCAGCGCCTTCGCCTCGTCACTGCGGCTGATCGCGCACCCGTCGTTGTTGCTCAGGACGACGACCGGCCGGCCCCGCAAGCTCGGCTTGAAAACCCGCTCGCAGGACACGTAGAAATTGTTGCCGTCGATCAGCGCGAGCATCACGTCTGGAACTGCTTGATGCAGCTCGTCACCACGCCCCATACCTCGACGACCTGGCCATCGGAAGGCGTGATGTCGGGGTACGTGGGGTTGCCTGCCTTGAGCTTCAGTCGGCCGGCGCGTAGGTGCAGCTGCTTGACGGCGAAGTCCCCGTCCACGACAGCGACCACGATCTGGCCGTGCCGCGGCTTGATGGCCCGATTGACCACCAGCAGGTCGCCATCCTCGATGCCGAGCTCGCGCATGCTGTCGCCGGCGACGCGGAGAAAGAACGTGGCCTGGGGGTGCGTCACCAACACCGTGTTCAGGTCGATGCGCTTTACGAGGAAGTCTTCAGCAGGCGAGGGAAAGCCGGCGTGGACTCGCGCGTCCGCAATTGGCAGCATCAGGACTTCGGTGGAAAGAGCCACCGGGACCGATTGCGCCAAAACACTGTTCAT